AATAACTTCTTTATTTTGTAGTGGATATTCAACACCATATTTTTCTATATTTGTTTTCTTTGTTTTTTCAATGATATCTGGATTTTGTCACGGATTTTCAACACCAAACCGTTCCAAATTTGTGTTTTTTATTTTATTTTTTATAATATCTGACTTGAATGGATTATCAACACCGTATTTTATTTGTAGAGTATTTTTAATTTTATTCTTATGTATTTCTGAGTTAAATACATTTGAAACGCCATATTTATCTAAACATGTTTTCTCATTTTTCTCACGAACTTTTTTATTTTTCATAGGGTTTGTAACACCGTATTTTTCTAAACATGTGTTTTTAATTTGTTCTTTATGAGAACTACTCTGGAATACATTTTCAACACCATATTTTTCTAAGCAGGTTTTCTTTGTTTTCTCATATGTTACTTTACCTGAGCATGGTTTACAATAAAAGTTTTCATACATCATTAGTGTTGAAAATAATTTACTAAAATTGTTATTACATGTTTCATTTTTACATTTTGCTTCTATAATTGCCTTTCCTTTTAGTGGTAATTGTGAATAGTCTTTCGAAAGAATTATATTATTTTTTGAACAATAATTTTTCAATACATCATATGTATATTTTGATTTTGACATATATAGTATATATGTATTTTCTTTTTATATAGTTAATTGTATAAACTATATATTTTCTTGTGCGACTTTTAATTTTTCTTTTTTATTTAAATATGCAGTCCTTGCATATTGTTTTTTCTTTTCTGCAGAAAGATTATCATAATACTTTGTTTTTTCCTTATATTCTTTTGCTTTTTGTTTTAATTCTTCTTTATTAGTTTCATAATATATTTTATGTCGTTCTGGTGCAGTATATCTTTTCAAATGTTCTTTTATTTTTTCCAATTCTTCTCTTAACATACTATTTTCTTTTTTAAGTTCGGCTATCTCTGCTTCCATTTTATAATTATATAGTATTGTTTTTATATAATTTACCGAATAAATTATATAATTTTATTATGAAGCGAAATTTGAATTATTTTAAACACCTGCTAGCTTGAGACCTCCAGCGAGCCCTGTGCCAATCGCGAAACTGGCTCCTCCTCTCGCGCCCGAACCCATAGATGGTATGAACACATCCAAAACACTGAATGTAGCGGCAGCCGTCAAAGCAATAATGACGACTTCCTCAACATTCAAGGACTTTTTAGGAATAGCATAAGCGGCTAAAGCGACGATAATACCCTCAACGATGTATTTGATAGCTCTTTTGATAAGCTCTGAAAAATCGAATCCGCTCATTTTAGTAATATATTATATGAAAACAAAAAAATATAAAATAAGTTTGAAATTACTTAAACAAATATTCCTAAATATGTATATAATGTCAGGGTTTGAAAGAAAAATTTTGGAGAACGGTCAAATAAATCCTAAATATATTGATTTGTGCGATGAAGACCCACCGATTGCTGGGCAAAAATTTGCTTGTCTTTCTTTTATTTCACCTGAAAAAATATTGAAACAAAGAGAAGTGTTTATGTTTGAAGAATTCCTAAAACAATGGGATTTCAAAAAATCGATGGACAAATTTTTCGATTTCATCCATTTTATCTCTTTTAAGCATGGTTTGGATGTTGAAACGATTATGAATGATTACACCGAATTTATTACTGAAGAAGGCACTAAACTCAAGTCGCAAGGAGTAGAAGACGATTACAAGAATTTTATGGATAAGAATGAAGAGTCGTTAACACAAAAGTTTCAAAAGGCACATAATTTCCAAACATCAGTACGCGGATTGAAAATTCGCGGAGTATTTCCAAGCCAAGAAGAAGCTGAGATGAAATGTAAGAAAATTCGCGATCTTGATCCGAATCATGATATTTTAGTAGGTCCAGTTGGTATTTGGTTGCCATGGGATCCTGATGCTTACAAGACAGGTCGCATTGAGTTTATGGAAGATGAGCTAAATCAACTTCATAGTGAAAAAATCAAGAATGAAGAAAAAGCCAAGGAGGAGTTTGAACGCAGAGTCAAGGAGACCAAGAAGAAGGCAATTGAAGATAATATTAAGCTTGCACAAAAGAGCGGTAATAAGTTGACTCAGTCGATTGATGAACAAGGAAACTTGGTTGGTGTCAAAGAAACAGTTGATTTCGAAAGCAGAGAAGTTGCAACAGAAGAGGAGACAAAGGCATACAATGAGCAAGTCCTTGAATACAATCAAAAAAAAGCAGAGGATGATGGAATTACTGTTACTCAATCTGAGTAGATAAATAATATAAAATCAATTTATAATTTGTATACTATATGAATAACATACAAATATGAAATAGTGGCAAATAAAAGATTAGGCGATATATATTCAATAATAACGTAACTGTTCATTAATTTCTGATATTATATTCTAAACATAATATTTTTATATTATTTTACCATTTACCTTTTTTCACAGTTATCTGTTGTCCTGTTGTTTTCTTTTTGGATTTACTTGGATCATAGGCTTCGTCTTCATCATCGGATCCCATTCCTTTCGATATTTCCCAGAATTCTTTAGATCCTAACTTGAAATCTGGTCTTCCTTCTGCTTTATACCAAAAAATTTGATCGTTTAATTTATTCGATTTTGCATTATTATTTATTACCAAACATTCATAATTCTCAGTTGTTTGATCCATAACTGAGTTGAATGATTCTAAAGTTGGAAACATAGATGCATAATTCTCCCAAATTCTTTTTCGATTGGTCATATAAGGTTCTCGCAAAATAAACACATAATCAATATTGGTTCTCAAATTCGGTGGTATACCAAGTGGATATTGCATGGTAATGATAAGCATTATTTTCCAGTGTCGCATGGATACCGTTTTCAACCTGATATTTCTTTCAGGAATCATTAAACTTATGCTTTTTAAATAGGCATAACACCTTCTCAGGTGGGATTAGACTATATTTTAAGCTATCATTGATGTTGATTAGACATCTCAA